GAGGCTTTCTCGCATTTCGATTACCCGGGTATTCTGCAGTGTGCTGAGAGTAGTGATCTCGATACTATGCAGTTCGCAGATCGTAGGGATGGGAAATCGTATATGCTGCAAGGTGAGGTTAGACCACAATGCCCCACCAATCATCTGCCCGATAATGCAAGTGTTGATGTGATCGGACCTTGTGTAGGAGGTTCAACTCGTTCCTCACAGGTGATCATCTCCCATATCAGTGAGACCATCACTGAAGTCTTTGGAGTAGATCGTGCCCATGGGCCTGCTCCTTTGGGTCCTCCGGCTGTCCCCAAGTGGTTTCCATGGCAACTCGGCATGCAAGGTTTTTCGACTATAAGTGAGGGACCAGACATAGCTCTGTTATGCATTGCGTCAGAAGATTATTTGTCAGATATCATGCAGTTCACCAGACCCGTCGAACTACTTGACATGCCATCCATTATCAATGGGATTGACAACGACAGGTTTATTAATCGAATGCCGCAGAACACCTCGGTTGGATTTCCTTTATCTGGCCCATTGAAAAACGTGTGTACCCTACTTGAACCGGTCGAGGATCATGCCTGTAATTTTACTGTGGATGAAGATATCTTGGAAGAGTTTGAACGTTGTGAGAGACTGCTGCTTAATGGTGTGAGAATTAATGCGATATATCGCGCTTCACTGAAGGATGAGATGCGTCCCATTGGATCTGAAAAAGCACGGGTGTTTCAGGCCGCTCCTCTTGTTTTAAAGATGCTGTTGCGCAAGTATTATTTGCCCATTGTCTCATTACTTAGCATGTTTCCTTTGGCATCAGAGTGCGCTGTGGGCATTAATGCCATGAGCGAAGAGTGGCAGGAGATGCATGATACTATCGTCAAGTTCGGTGATAGCAGGATCGTGGCTGGTGATTATAGCGCATACGATCAACGCATGTCACCTGCTATCACAAGTGCTGCTTTTGATATATTGGTCAGGTTCGCCGAGCATTGTGGTTATTCTGAGAGATCGCTGATCATTATGCGTTCCCTCGCAACAGAGGTCGTCTATCCTTATCTGGCATATGATGGAACGTTGATTAGGCTTATGGGTAGCAACCCCTCAGGCCATAATCTAACCGTTTACATCAATTCGATTGCCAATTCCTTGATTTCCAGATGTGCGTTTTACAGTTTGTACCCTCCTTCAATTCCTTTCAAGGAGGCTGTCTCTATGATGACGTATGGTGATGATGATATTGGAAGCGTGAATTCCGCTTTCCCCTTGTACGATAATATTTCTAAATCAAACTACATCACTTCTATTGGCATGAGGTATACCCCTCCTAGTAAGTCGGGAGATCACGTTAAATACATGATGATGGCTGAGGTTGACTTCCTCAAGAGGAAATCGGTCTTTAATGACGAGAAGAAGAGGTTCATGGGG